AAAGCCATGGTGATTTGGCTTTCTGAAGTGCCGTGCGTTCAGCGTCGCGCTGAGCGTGAGCTATTCGAGAAAGGTTGCCGGTGAGTTTTTCGTTCAGCATCACGCTGAGCGAGAAAGTCGGCAGGTCAAAGCTTAGCATGTTTTTTTGCCTCCAAAAACTGGGTGTGCAGTTCGTTCAGAAATTCCCACGCCGCGCGCCAAAATTCGGGTGACGGAAAACTTTCGGGACACGTTTCGCCAACTTTCCAAACTTCAGCCAGTGGCGGCCACCAGGGTTTTGCGCGCAAAAGTTCGTCGCCTTCGTATAGCGGGAATTTCGCGTAGTAGTTCGCGGCTTTTGTGTTGGATACGAACAGCGCACGCAGGAATGTTTCTGGCGTCATCACAGCCTCTTGAAATCAATTTGCGGCACGCGCGGCGGATCGGATCTGGCCGTTGTTTTTGGGTCACTCCGCGCGCTAGGACATAGCCTCAAGCGGATAGCGAGAGCGTTTTGCACGCGCGTGGTCTTCTCAAAGACAGCAAGCCACGGCGAAAGCTTGCCATTCGCTACAGCGTGACTACCGGTTAGCTCGGCAAGCGCTTTGTCAGTCATGGCGCACGCTTCACAATACGCGCGTAAAAGCGGCGCATCCGACGCCCGAAAGTGCGCTGTAGGCGTTGCGGCGACGATCGACCGCCAGATACGCGCCGCACCTTCCGAAAGATCAGCCGGCGCGGCAAGCGGCGAAGGACTTCCGTCTACGCGCAAACTGGAAATTGATTCAAATGACGGTTTTGCCATGATTGGTTGCTCTTAGGTTTCTAGACATTTAACAAAGCGAATGACCTGTGGCGGTTTCCAAGCTGAACTTCACAGCGTGGACCCCGCCCCCCTGTCATCAGCTTGCAGTTTCTTGAACTGTGTCGCGCTTATGTCATCGACCGTTTTCCATGTGCCGTCGCTGAGCAATCGCGCGGCCGTGCGTGAATGCCAGCACCACACGATTGACGGCTGCGGCTTGTTCGCTCGCTGAGTCGTGAAGCAGTTTGCACAGATTGCATCAGGTCGACGCGGTGGCAGCGATAGCGTTGTGCGAGGGTTAGCCATTGGCCAGCGCCTCGCGCCTGTCGTTGTATGCCGCCTCAACCTTGACCGGCAGTGCAATGCCGCGGGCGTCGTACTCAAACAACGTTTGAGCCCATGCGGCATCAAGGTCCGCGGCCATCTCGGCGTTGCGCAATCGCTCCAGCGATTCGCATTCGATAGCATTTTCATCCTCCGGCAATACGAGCGTATGCGGCTTGCGTGGCGCTAACGTGATTGGTCGCGGCGACGTCACATCACGAAGTTCGCCCAGTACAACAGGGCGCATGTCGCCAGCGGGCAATCTTTTGAGCAATCGACGCATTGCGCTCTTCTTGCTCATTTCATCCGCCCAACTACCCCATGGTCCGTTGTCGCCCGCTGGTGACATGGCGCGAATCTTTTCCAGGTCGGCGCGAGTAAGTAGTTCGTGAACCATTCCGCCACCGCGTAAACGCGCGATGGCGTATGCGGCAATCACCTCGCTTTGAGCATCCAGCGCCGGCCGGTGAATAAGTTTTGGCTCGCTGCCAAGCTCCACGTGAAATTCGTCAGCAGCACGCACAACCTGCGCATGAGCATCGATCACGTGGCCCGATTCAAGCGCGAGCGATGTCAAACCTCTATACGTTGGATCCCACTGTGCGGTTGGTTTTCCCTGTTTGGATTTCCGCACTATCAGAGATGAAAACTTGCCGTCGAGCTGGAGCCCGCTGGCCGCACACGCGCCCAATGCCTTAAGCACTGACACTGTTGTGCAATCTTGCATGTCTGGGTTTTCAATGATGGCTTTACGTGCCAATGCGATGAAGCGATCGATCTGCGTTTGGTCGGGCAGATATTGCGCGAGCTGCGTGCGCGAGCGATCTATCTCGGCCAGTAGGTTGTCGCGCGTTGCCACGACGGCTCGGCGATCAGTTGTCGGTGTTGGGGCATTCATGTCATTCCTCAAATTGCATTTCGATAAGGGTTTTTCGGTTCATCCAACGTCTTCCGTCGGGGTGGATTTGCCAAAAATTCGATGCCGGTTTCTACGTGCTTGGCATCGCGTAGCAGCAGTTCGATATCGTCGTATTTCACGCCATTCCCTTTTGGGTCTTTGCCGGTGTGATGTGGGCTGTGCGCGTATCCGGAGATTGCGTCGCGCAATTGCTGACTGGAAAACTTCTTAAGCGCATCCCTAATCCGCGTCTGTCGTTTTGGATCAAGCAGCGCATTCGGATGGCTGAAGGTCTCCCTCCAGTGATCGAAAACTAAAACCACGTCATCGGTATCGGTCGACGCAGTCGACATAGATCGGTCCTGGTCCTTTGATCCTGGTCCTTGATCCTGGTCCTTTGATCCTTTGATCCTTCGATCCTCAGACGAATCATCGCGAGGGCTCGCGATATCTCGCGAGGGCTCGTGTGCAGGTAGCTTAGAAGTGGATGGACGATCAATCTTTTGATGCGCCCGCCAATTGGCCACTTCGACGTAGCTACTATTTTCGACCTCATACTGCTTGATGCACCCTTGTGTTTCCAACTCGCCTAGCCATTTCTCGATACCGTCATGCGCATCATCGTCGTATGGAAAAAGAAGGCTCGCGAGCATTCGCGAATTGCCTCGTAAGCGCCCGGCATCGTCGGCCAGCGTCCACAGCAAAATGAAGGTGAGCCGCGCATCTCGCGACACGCGCCCCATCGATTCGCTATGGGGGAACTCCGGCTTGATTGTGCGAATGCGGGCCATGTCAAACTTCCACGCCGGCAGCGAGAAGAATCTTGCGGGCTGCTTCGCGTGAGGGCTCCGCGACCCGGTAACGAGCGATTCGCGTTGGCACGCCGCCATAGCCGAGCACCATAACCATCTCAGAATCTATTTCGAGGCCGTTCTTTTTCCAATCAGAAAAAGTGCTGTTCGGGCAATGATCGAATACCGGCTCTTCTTCCAACTCAAATGATGTTTTCCATTCGCCATAGATGGCGGCGAGCGATCGAATTCGCTTTCGGAGTACTCCGATCTTTGCGGACTTGTGTGCACCGGATTCCTGCGTTAATGTTTCGTCGTTGGTTTGCATCTCTCGATCCTCACGCCGGTGCCGCTCTGCAAAAGCGCCCGGCGTTTTCTTTGCCGGGTAGCACACGACGAAAAAAAGTTAGGCGGCGGTATGGACTTGGGGCTTGGTTGCCGTGCGTGTGCGGCGCCGTGACGCGAGCCATGCGCTAACGTCTTCGTCGGAATACATAACTTTGCCGCCCACCTTGATGAAAGCGGGGCCTTTGCCTTGGGATCGCCAATTACCCAACGTCTCCGGCAAAATCTGAAGAAATTTGGCAAGGGTATTCGGATCGCGCATTAGAACCTCACTCGCCCGACAGTTAGGGCAAGTGAATTCTAGTTAGCGAAAGTTAGGGGAAAGAGCCTAAGAGTTCATGCTGTGTACACAGCGTTAAAATTTTTTTCGTCGTTTCTTAGCTTGGGACAGCGCCGCCTCACTCATTCCAGCTATCGACGCAGCTTCCTTTTGCGATCGTGCGCCCGTCGATGCCTTGCCAATTTTCTTGTCTGTCTTGGCTTTACGTGCTTTGGCTGATGCTTCGCGTGCGGCGTCAGTGTTTCGAATCTGCGCCGCCATCCATCTAACGCCGATAAATAGGCTATCGAATTCGTCGCGAAGTTCTTTGTCTTGGCTGCGCGCAGACATCTTGCCGAAGTATGCAAGGCCAGCGAGAACGCGAGCGATCATTATCTCACGGCTTAATTTCTTGGTTTCCTTGCGAAGCCTGCGAAGCTCTTGTGCGCGCGTCTCGCTCATCGCGTCGCCCTCTGCGGAAACTTCAAGACTTTGGCTTTCTTCTTTGGTTTGCCCGCATTCGTCATCAACTTGCGCACCGTGTTCACGGCATTACGTCGCGACGCATCTCCTAACGCCATGTAAACGCGCGACGTGATATCGCTCTTGTGCCCTAATACATCGCCAACTTGTTTCGATGTATAACCGGCATCGCCGAGCCAAGATCCGAAAGAGCGTCGCAAATCGTGAATGCGGACGTGTTCAATGCCAGCGCGCTTCCGTATTCGTTGCCATGCCTTGCTGACTGCTTGCAGGTGTGTGCCGTGACGATGGCCGACAAAGACATAGGGATTCTTTTCGAGTCGCGGTAGTCGCTTCAACATCTGCTTGGCGAACGGCGACAATGGGACCGTGCGATCGGTATTGTTCTTGGTTTCGCGGAACGTCACCGTCGGCGTATCGCCTAAGTCTACGTCGTCCCATTTCAGAGATAGCGCCTCACCGCGCCGGCATCCCGTCGCGAGAATGAAGCGAAAGACTGCGCGCACATATGGGTCATCGGTCTCCGCATCGATAGCGGCTTCCATCTTCGGCAGTTCGGCGAGTTCAAGTCGAACTTGCCGCGGCTTTTCCTTGCGCAGCGGAACGCCTGCACATGGGTTTCGGTTGTCGCGCTTGGTCTGCTCGCCGTTGTCGTCGTCTTGCCATAGGCGCCAGTACATCGCGGCCCTCAGTGCCTGCAATGCGCGATTGGCTACATAGTCGCTCTTGAACGCCTCATGCCAACTTCTGACTTCGGAACGTCTTAGTTCACGCCAGGGGCGGGTACCTAGCTTCGGATAGATGTCACGCTTCGCGAGCGCTAATAGATCAGCGGATCGTTTCGGCTTCTTGGCCGCAAGGTAGGCGCTGAATACCTGCTCAATGGTCCCGGTGCGCGACTCGAGTTCGCGCTTGCGCTTTTCGGCAAGCGGGTCGGCGGAATCGTTCTCTACAGCTACGAGCTCGCGCCGTGCGCGCTTTTCGGCCTCGTCCAGCGTAAGAACGCTGTAATCGGCTAGCACCATCATCTTCTTGCGCCCTGCGGCCCTATAACTCAACACGAACGATTTTTCGCCACTCGGGTAAATGCGCAAACCCATGTTGCGCGGGTCGTCATGCCAACGGACGTCGCGTCTGTTCTCTGTTTCTTCGTATTTCGCTGAGTCGCAATAGCGTTTTGTAAGGTGCATCCCGAGTCACCATTGAGTCACCTGGCGGGGATGATAACCGATTATTTGACGTGACGCACAATTAGGCGGAATATGGCCGCCGACAGTGATTTAGTGGTGTTTGGTGATTTGTGGTTATGCCTAGTTCCTTGGCTTCGAACCAAGGGGTCGGGAGTTCGAATCTCTCCGGGCGCGCCATATTTCCTGCATTTGCTCACTCTCGTGAGTCACCACTGAGTCACCAACCGTCAACGCAATCGCGTTGGCGTTACCGTGACTTAGGAGTGCAGACCATGACCAATCAATTCAAGCGACCAAAGCGCATAGCACAACCAAAGCGAACCGCGAAGGCTCGCAAGGAAGACATCCAACTGGTCGATGCCATTTTCGAAAAGCACATCAGTAGAGCTTTTGAGGAAGCGTGGCCAACGCTTGCAGCAAGGAATCCGAACGGCGGCGCGATCCGTGCCGCCCACATGATGTTTGACGCGCTCAAGCGGCGTGCTGATGTTTACAGTTATATGGAGGCGCCATAGAGGTCGCGGCGCAGTTCCGCCTTGCGCGCAAGGATCGCAGCAAGGCGGCGCTTGCCTTCATCGTCAATGACACCAGCAACACCCTCAGCCACGTAGCGCACCGATTGCGCGTCTAGTCGTATGAGCTCGGCGCGTGCGGCGGCTTCCGCCTTCTTAGCGGCTTGTGCGGCTTGCGTGAGTTCCCACCGCTTCGTATCCGCATTCCATTCGTGCGCGCTGTTTGGTTGCGGCGGTTGGAAGTCTTCGACTTCACCGGTTGCCAGGTTCACGCGTTGCGACAGCGAATCAAATGCCCCTTCGATAACCTTCAATCCGTTCGCATTGGCCTCAACATGTAACTCGATATCGTGAATGAACGCGGGAAGGCTGAAGGTTCGGCCAGTAAAATAGCCGTTTGCGTCGTACGTGCTGTAAGTTGTCATTTGTAAATAAGCTCGAAGATAACCCGCACATTGGATACAACGTTGTCAGATGTAGACACGCCATTGTCGCCGGCGGATGCTCGCAGTGATGCCTGATATTGAATCCCGGCCAGTAAACTCATTGTTGTTTGCGCGCCGAAATTTGTCGCACCGCTGCTAAGATTTTGACCATCTTGTTGTGATGTGAATGGTGAACTAACGCGTTGAATTCGAGCGTAAGCAGATCCAATTGCAGAAATATTATTAAGCGCGCAATTACCGAAGGCTATACAGATGCCGGTGCAATCAACGGATGGGGTATAACTGACAGTTCCATAATCCGTTGTTACTATGCCACCACCGGCAACAGCGTGGACAGTGCCGCCAGCATCAGTGGCCGACGCAATTATTGTCGCGGCGCCGGGTGCAATTTCGTTCGTCCGCGCAGCGCCAATTGCATGGCCGTCAATTTCAAGATGACGAACTACGCCTAGAATCTGGTTTTTTCCCAATTCGAAGCATGATTCGTTAGTCATCAAATAATAACGATGGCCCATGCGCTTCAATATTTTCATCGCAGTTGGCGCAGGAGTACTGCCATAGGTTGAGAGCCAGCCCGGCATACCCGCGCAGCGTTCAACAATTGCCGCCATTTCATCTTCGTGAATGTGGACCGACACCATGTCGCCATCCTGCGCGGGTAGTGTCGGGTCAATCCATGAAAGCGCGCCTTCGCGAGTGAGCGGTCGCAAACAATAACCGTAATGTTTGAATGGCCCGACAAGCTGGGATTCGGTATCGGGAGTCACCGGACAGCGAAGTGCGAATGTTCCTTCGGCGACTCGCTGTTCGATCTTTGCCCATTCATCCGCAACGTAGAGCGAAAACGTTCCGTCAACCCAAGGCAACGGAACTGGCGGCGCCGGGTTTGCCAATTCCGGCCATTTCTGCAAACAGCTTTGCCACACATCGCGGTACAAATTGCGGTCGAACTGCGGCGGCGCTTCTAGTTTTTCAGCGAGCATCTATTGTTTTCCTCGTCGTTTCATGAATTTGTACAATTGCTTAAGCGGCATAGCGCCGCAAATCCGCATATACAATCGGATTGCCGTTGCGCCGAATCTCGGCGATCGCCGTTGGCGTCATGGCTTCGCGTTCTGCGTTGGATTGTTCCGTTCGCGGATCGAACGTCGGCCAGCCATCTAATTTGACTGCTGCGACTACTGGGCCGATTACGGTGCAGTCACGGTGCAAATAAATGGCGGGTTGATTCGCAGAAAGCAAAATCCAAACAGTTTGCCCGGGCGGCAGCTTATGACGCCATATCTGCTTCAAACAAATCCAAGGTCCCATCGGTGGCGGGTCTGGCACGACCACGCCGACAACGTCGCCGTCAGCCCAGGTGGCAGTCTTGCTGATCCATACCATCGTTCCAGATGGCAGCGCGGGCCCAAGGCAATCTCCAATAATCTGCGAACACTCAAATTCATCGTCGGCGCGAAAACCGCGAAACAATCGCACCGTGGGCGGCGCGGTGGTACTCCTAAAGTTTCGCATACGACGAAAGCAATGAGTTGGCGCGCACTTGTCCGTATATAATCTTTCGGCCCTCTGTCGTATTGCGTACGGTAATGCGGCGACTGGCCGGTTCCATGTTGCCCTCCGACTTGTTCGCCATTATTTGAGAGATGCGCGAAAGCGAATACGCGAACGCGACCTCGAAGACCGTTTCGATAATGATTGCTGCGGTAATTGCTTTTCCGGCAATGGCTGCAGCGACTGCAGCTGGCATTTAGTTTGCCTCCTCAAGCGAAAGTAGTTTCACCCTCAACGCGTGGCCATGTTTGCGCGATTGCCTGCCGGCAATCCAATACAAAAACCGGTTAAACCATAGCGGTGATGCGAGGCGGGTCATTTCCTTGCCGCCGACACGGTCGTGGTAAATAACCAAGATTGATTTCTTCATGCTGTGCCCTCAGTTTCAATCGCAAGGCGCGCTGTTTCGAATGCCGCTTCGAAATCATCTTCAGTGATGACGCCCGCATTTTTTGCCGTGAACGCTTCCAGCACCGTGCAGCCGTGCAATTGCTTGAACGTCGCAAGCATCTCATCGGCGTACTTGTCCGCGTCTTTGTCGCTCATCTCGCGTTGTGGTTGCATTTTCATAGGGATTAGCTCACCGCTGCTTTGATCAGTTTGATTGCATTGTTGTCGCGCGGGATTCCGAGAAATCTCTGCGACACCCAAAACTTGATTGTTCCGACTGTCGTAATTTGATCGCGCACAATTTCCAAATTGCCACGAGACGCTAGCGCGTAACCGCGTCGCCATGCACCGGCTGCAATTGGAAACGCATTCGCAGTGACTGCCGGCATTGCGGACGTGAAACGAACCGGAATGCCAAACAGAGTTGGATTACGCGGCATGTTGAACGGCGCTTCGGTCGGATTGGCGAAACGCAAGATAGATCGGTAAGTACTTGGCCGCATCATGACCGCGAATGAATCGTCGAGAAGATATTCTTCGGCGAACGTCGCAAAAAGATTTTCGACGTCTTCAATTGTCGGCGCGCTCACCGGCGACCCAATCGATAACGTTGGCACGTATTGCAGCGCCGCTGCCGCGCGCATCGGCGATGCGCTGTCCGATGTTGTCACCGGCGTTGCACTTGCAAAACCTTTGACTTGTCCTGACGATCCGCTGCCGTTAAAAATATCATTCGCGAGCGAAGCACCGATTTGCGAAGCGGCATCGCTCACGAGCGTATTTTCCATGCGCTGAACGTCGTCGCGCGATTCCTTTGACGCAAAAGTCAGTGCGTAGTATTCGCCCCCAAGCGGCTTGATGTCTCGGAAGTTCGAAGTTGACGTTTGACTTCGCGTCGCACTTTCGCCGCCGCGACTCGATGTTGCTTCGCTCAACGTCAACACTTCGTGATAGTCGGAACCGTTCACGGGTTCGGCGCCGAGAATCGCCGGGTCTAACCACGGATTCACCGTGCGCGCCATTGCATAAACTCGTGTACTTAGAATTTTTGGCAGCATGTTGCCGCCTTGCAGTGCCGTACCGATATTGACGGTATCGGTTTTTTGCTCGCGCTTGACTTCGAGCTCGACTTCGCGCAATCGCTTAACTGCGTGATCGCCCTTCACCAGCCATTCGCGGAATTCTTGGTGATGCTCACGATCTAATTTCGATTCGATAGGAAACATGTTCGGGTTCTGCATGCTGTTGATCTCGTCGCGTAAATTTTGAATGCTTCGCGCGGCGCCGGACATTTTGTGTTCGACTGCGCTGGTAAAATCGCGCAAATTATCTTGAAGACTCATAGTTCAATGCTCCTAATGCGGCTCGCCGCGTTTCTCAAAACGTCGGCGGCAATTGTTTCGTTGAGATTTTCGAGCAACGCTTCACCGGCGGCGGCTTCGCCGCCTTTGTTCGCCGCGTCGAAATGTTTGTAGGTTTGGCTTGCAAAGCGCGTCGCGGTAGATCGGGACCAGCCGAAGGTTTGGCGCATTACGCGCTCCCATTCGGTGATGGAACAGATTCCTTTATTGCCTTTTGCGGCGGCAACGCGTGCCAAGGTATTCATCGGCATGCTTACGAGGCTGACTTCGAACAAGTCGATTTGTTTTAGGACGCGATTACCTTCGCGATCAAATTCGGCATCGGCTGTTTTGTAGCCGATAGACATGCCATCGATCGCGCCCATCAAAAGCAACTGGCGCGTTTCTTCGCCCTTGGGAGTTTTTGCCAGCGTGCCACGCACACGCAAACCGTAGTCGTCTTCGGTGATGGAATCCCAGCGGCCAATCACTATGGAACTGTCATGTGCCCACAACATTGGCGGCAGTCGGCTTTGCTGTTTGTAGCTCGCGAGGGAATTGCGGAAAGCGCCCTTCTGGATTCGGTCGCCGCCAAAATCAACGTTATTGAAAACCGCGCCATGGCCTTCAAATTGGCCAGTCTCTAAAACGGATTCGCGTTTTAGATCGACAAGACGACAATCAATGTATTTTGTTTCGCTCACGAAAAACACTCCAAGCAAAGCCATGGTGATTTGGCTTTCTGAAGTGCCGTGCGTTCAGCGTCGCGCTGAGCGTGAGCTATTCGAGAAAGGTTGCCGGTGAGTTTTTCGTTCAGCATCACGCTGAGCGAGAAAGTCGGCAGGTC